AAATCAACCCCTTTGGAGAATTTGGAAATAGGTAATTATGTTAGGAACTTATAATTATAATCAAGTCATTAGAAAATGTGTCATTGGATTTGGCACACTTTTTAATAACTTAGAGATTCGTAAATTTAATGAAGATGGATCAGTATATCAAAGGATGAAAGTTCCTTTGGCATATGGTCCTAGTCAAAAATTTATTGCTCGTATTACTGAGCAACCTGAACTTGGACGCCCAAATGCGATCACTCTACCCAGGATGTCATTTGAAATGACAGGTATGAGTTATGATCCATCAAGGAAACAGAGTCCAACACAATACTGTCTTACTAATGAGAATAGTGAAGGACTCAAGAAAACATATATTCCTGTTCCTTACAATTTAGAATTTGAATTAAATATTCTCAGTAAAACACAGGATGATTGTTTGCAAATTGTAGAACAAATTATACCATTTTTTCAACCTTCTTTTAACCTGTCTATTAGATTAGTAGAAGAGGCAAATATTATTAAAGACATTCCTATTGTAATGAATAGTATTAGTTTTGATGATGACTATGAAGGAAATTTTGATACAAGAAGAGCATTAATTTATACTGTTAGATTTACAGTTAAAACTTATGTCTATGGTCCTACTACAGATACAGGTTTGATTAAGAAAGCAATCACTAAAGAGTATACTTCTACAGATGTAACCTCACCTGGTAGGTATAGAGAATATGCAGTAACACCTAAAGCACTTGAAGATAAAAATAACGATAACGTCGTTAATGCTATTGATGATGCTTTACTTCTTTCTGGTGATGATTTTGGATTCAACGAAACTACCTCTTACTTTGAAGACCTATGAGTGTAAATTATGATGGCATTGAAAGTGCTCTAGATGTGCAGGCAGACGTTGTTCCTGCATCACAACCAAAACCAAAGAAAAAACCTGAGCGTGTTATTGACATTGATCATGATGTAAAAAAAGATTACGACTATACTAGGGGTCAACTATACGATGTCATCGAGAAGGGTCAGGAGGCGCTCTCAGGCATCTTAGACGTGGCAAATAACACCGACCACCCTAGAGCATATGAAGTTGCTGGACAGTTAGTTAAGAGTGTTTCAGACGCTGCTGAGAAATTAATTGAACTTCAAAAGAAAATGCAGGATCTTGAAGAAGGTCCAAAGTCCAAACAAAAAATAACTAACAACAATGCTTTGTTTGTTGGATCAACTGCAGAGTTGTCTAAATTAATTAAGCAAGGTCTTTTAGATAATAAATAATAATAAAACTTAGTACGATGATCCTCAAGTCAAAAGGGGTATCTGTAGATATCCAAACCGCAGTAAATTTAGTTGCAGATGCAACTATTGTATCTGTAATTAATACTAATACTGTTCCTGTTCTTATTGTTAACAGCAACGGCAATAATCTGTGGATTGCTGCTGGAGAAAGAGTACTCATCAAAAAAGAATATGATGAAACTCTTCAGGCAACCACAGGTGCCACTGCAGAAGTTTGGGCAACACCCGTAGCATACCTCGCTTGATAAAAAATGGCACAGTTTAATAAAGTTACCCAAGAATTAAACGGACAAAGTAAATCACTTTATGAAGTGATGATGCTTGCCAATAAAGATGGCACAGTTTGTGATGCAAACAATCCACTTCATGTTTCATTAGGGTCGGAAAATGTTACTATTACTGGTGATGTAAATATTGGAACTACCGTAGAAATTTCAAACGAAGAAAGTAATCCAATACCAACTCATGCTCATATATTTGATGAAAATGATAATGAATACACAGCATCAAATCCCCTTCCTGTTACTGGAATAATCACTCAAGGAAATACTGATGCTTTTGGAAGAACAAGAGTATCAAGTCCATTAACTTTATTTGATTCTTCACACAGATTTGCCGACAATAATCTTTGGAGCACGGCAACTGTAACTGGAGGATCTACCAGTTTTAATGCTAGTCAAGGATTAGTTGATTTAACAGTAACTACTGTAGCAAACGCAGAAGTAGTTAGAGAAACAACAAAGGTATTTTCTTATCAGCCAGGAAAATCTCTTCTTGTAATGAGCACCTTTGTTCCAGCAACACCACAAACAAATCTTCGCCAGAGGATTGGATATTATGGTGCTAGTAATGGAATGTATTATCAACTAGATGGATTAACTCCAGCATTCGTAGAAAGAACTTTAGTTACTGGATCAGTAACAGAAACTCTCATTAGTCAAACTGGTGGTGTTTATGGTGCTGGCGATACTGGATGGAATGGAGATAAACTAGATGGAACTGGTCCATCTGGTCTTACACTATCAAAAGATAAAGCACAAATTCTTTGGATGGATATTGAGTGGTTAGGTCTTGGATCTGTAAGAATGGGATTTGTTATTGACGGTCAATTTATTACTTGTCACACATTCCACCACGCAAATAGAATGTCATCTACTTATATCACAACTGCTTCATTACCTGTACGATACGAGATTAAAAATACTGGTGTTACTGCTGGCGGCACTTTAAAGCAGGTTTGTTCCACAGTCATTTCTGAAGGTGGTTATGAGCTTCGTGGATTACAACAAGCAGTTGGAACACCAATTCTATCTCCAAGTAATTTAGCTGACAAAGGAATATACTATCCACTAATTTCATTAAAGTTAAAAACAACTCGTTTAGATGCTGTAGTAATTTTAACAGCATTATCAATATTGGGATTGGGAGATAGCACATATAATTGGCAAGTAATAGCAAGCGGATCTACTACTGGTGGAACATGGGTAAGTGCTGGCACAGATAGTTCAGTAGAATATAATATAACTCCAGCAAGTATCACGGGCGGAAGAATTTTAGCAAGTGGTTATATAGATAGTAGTAAAAATAATATTGGATCAATAGATATTCTTAAAGAAGCATTATTCAAATTTCAATTAGAAAGAAATGGATTAACTGGAACTCCATTAGAATTATCTATTGTTGCTACTTGTGATAAAGATGATAAAGATGTTCACGCTTCTATGGACTGGGAGGAAATCAGCCGATGAAAATAAATGTTAACATTTAACGAATTTTGTACACAATTAGATGAGGCAGCATGGACAAAGAAATCTGGTCAGAACAAAGAAGGTGGACTCAACGAGAAGGGCAGGAAATCCTACGAGAAGGAGAACCCTGGCAGCGATCTGAAAGCACCAACCAAGAAGAAGGGAAACAAGAGAAGAAAATCCTTCTGTGCTCGGATGAGTGGAATGAAGAAAAAACTTACAAGTAAGAAAACTGCAAATGATCCAGATAGCAGGATCAATAAATCGTTACGTAAATGGGATTGCTAATTTATGACTTCTAATGAAAAGATGAAAGTGTGCGAAGCATGTGAATTTTATAAAGAAGTAACCAAACAATGTAGATTATGCGGATGTTTTATGCCACTGAAGACACTCCTTCCTGGAATGAAATGTCCTGACTCACCACCTAAATGGGAATGACTAAATTAAAACCAAATGAAATTTATCTTGGTAACCCTAATCTAAAAAAAGTTGGTGTACCAATCAACTTTACCCCTGAACAGATTAAGGAATATCTTAAGTGTAAAGCAGATCCAGTATACTTTGCTAAGACGTATTGTAAAATTGTTTCTCTTGATGAAGGTCTTGTACCTTTCAAGTTATATGATTTTCAGGAAGACATGGTTCGCCGCTTCCATAGCAATCGATTTAATATTGCAAAACTACCACGACAGACAGGTAAGTCAACCACTGTTGTAGCATATCTTATGCACTATGCAATTTTTAATGATAACGTCAACATTGGTATCCTAGCAAACAAAGCACCTACCGCAAGAGAACTTCTCGGAAGGTTACAACTTGCATACGAGAACTTGCCTAAGTGGTTACAGCAGGGTATCATTGCATGGAACAAAGGATCTATGGAGTTAGAGAATGGCAGTAAAATTTTGGCATCTTCTACATCTGCAAGTGCTGTCCGAGGTATGTCGTTTAACATCATCTTCCTCGATGAGTTTGCGTTCATTCCAAACCATATTGCAGAGCAGTTCTTTTCCTCTGTTTATCCTACTATTTCTTCTGGTAAAAGCACAAAAGTCATCATCATCTCAACACCAAATGGGATGAACATGTTCTACAAGTTATGGCATGATGCTGAACTTGGTAGAAATGAATATGTAACTACTGAGGTACATTGGTCTCAAGTACCCGGTAGAGATGAAAGGTGGAAAGAACAAACAATTGCTAACACATCATTAAGACAGTTCACTCAAGAGTTTGAGTGTGAGTTCTTAGGATCTGTTGATACTCTAATCTCTGCTGCAAAGTTGAGATCTATGTCATATGATGAACCTTTATCTAGCAGTAAAGGATTAAAAATATACGAGAACCCACTTCCAGATCATGAGTATCTGATGACGGTTGACGTATCACGTGGTACTAATAATGATTACTCTGCATTTATTTTATATGATATTACTACTGTACCATACCGAGTCGTAGGTGTCTATAGGAACAAT